TGGACAGCGACGTAATGCTGCTGCCCTGACTGGTCAGGGTCGCGCCTTGCTGTGTCACCGACGAATCCAGCAACGACAACGCGGCCGAGGTCGCGTCGATCTGCACCTGATCCGTGACGTCTTCAATGGTGAAATAGTCCAGCGCCACCACGCCGCCGAGGTTGTTGTATCCGGCAATCAACATCGGCGAGATGTAACGAGAACCCACCCTAAGCGCCTTCGGATTGGCAACGGTGCCCGCTCCCGATCCGCCAGTACCCGTGGTATGCCCTTTTACATACGTGACCAGCTCGGTCCATTCCCCCACAGCCAACACTTTCGCCGACGCCACCACGTAATGCGACGAGCTCGACGAGTTCGCACCATTGGTGTTGATCCGGGTAATCCCGTCATCGGCGAAACAGTCTAGCCCTGCATAGAACTGAGGGGCTGTCCCAGCTCGGACGGACACCTGCTGCACACGGACCGACAGTTTGTATAACCGATTCGGATCAAACCGAATCTTTTTGTTGGTCGCCCCCCACCAGTTCGCCGCCGTCTGGATGTCGAGTGTGAGGGTGGCCCCGCTAATGTTCCCCGCCACATTCGACAACAATTCAACGGCCCCCGTGGCCGCGGTTGTTTTGGCCCAGGTGTCCACGGCCAACCCGTTAAACAGGCTTTGGTAAACACTGGTCGGCGAGTTATCGCCCACACGCGTCAGCGTGTTATCGATCCGGGTCAGGCTACTGCCCTGCGAAGTAATCACCCCTTCGGCGCTGGTCACCCGTGAATCCAATGCACTGACCGCCGAGGCGTCGGCCTTGGTGTTGGCCACCGTCAAGGCGTTGGCCGCGGCTGCCGCCGCATCGGTCGCTACCTTGTCGGTGACTGCCGCCCACGCCGAGCCGGTCCAGCGCTTCGGCGTATTCGCCCCGCCGGTGATGTCGATCCACAGGTTCTGCGCCAGCTGATCGGCCGCCGCCGGCGCCGTCGTCTGCACCAGCACCTTGCCCTTGCCACCGGCCAAGGTGTTCGCCGCATTCGCCGCGGTTTGCGCGGCGGTCACGTTGGTGTTGGTGGTGGTCAGGCTGTTGGACAGCGACGTAATGCTGCTGCCCTGACTGGTCAGGGTGTCGCCTTGCTGAGTGACCTTCGAATCAATCGACGACAGCGCGGCACTGCTCGCCCCCGGCCCAGAGCGACCGATAGCCACCCAATCGACGGCAAACACGTCAGCTGCAGATCCGCCGCCGATGTCGAGGCGGATCTGCGAGATAGTCGAGTTCACCCAATCCGCACCGCCCACAGAGAGCGCCGCCATGTCCCATTCCAGCACCGCGCTTTGGCCATTGGCCAACATCGGGTTGGGCAAGGTTTTGTAGTAGCCCGAACCTACAGGGTGCGATGGTGTGGCATAGAACACTTTGCCATCCCAGCCCGCGCCAGCGACCCGTGTGATCCGCGCCCGAACTTTGGTATACAGCGAACCGCTGATACCCAGCCCGGACGGACTGGAAAACATCGGGTCAGTACCCGTCGCGCTGATCGTCACCTGCCCATTGGCGAACGACATCGTCGCCTGCGCCACCGTCCACCCTTCCGCACCGCTGTCAAATTGCCAAAGCGCTGACGGCGCCGGGTCCAAGCCAAGCCCCGCCACATCACCTTGCAACAATGTCAGGCTGTTGTTGAGTTGCGTCAGGCTACTGCCCTGCGAAGTAATCACCCCCTCAGCGCTGGTCACCCGTGAATCCAATGCACTGACCGCCGAGGCGTCGGCCTTGGTGTTGGCCACCGTCAAGGCGTTGGCCGCGGCTGCCGCCGCATCGGTCGCCACCTTGTCGGTGACTGCCGCCCACGCCGAGCCGGTCCAGCGCTTCGGTGTGTTGGCCCCGCCGGTGATGTCGATCCACAGGTTTTGTGCCAGCTGATCGGCCGCCGCCGGTGCACCAGTCTGCACCAGCACCTTGCCCTTGCCACCAGCCAGGGTGTTCGCCGCGTTCGCCGCGTTTTGCGCGGCAGTCACGTTGGTGTTGGTGGTCGTCAGGCTGTTGTTCAGCCCGGTGATCGCCGAACCCTGGCTGCTGATCGTTCCTTCTGCCGATTCCATACGGGTGGTCAAGCTGTTGACCGCCGAAGCATCGGCCTTGCCTGGCAGTGCGTTTTGCAGGCCTGTGATTGCGGTGCCTTGAGAGGTATTCACCCCCTCGGCTGCAGTCACTCGGGTCGTCAGCGCAGTCACGGCCGAGGCATCAGCCTTACCGGTCAGCGTCGACGACACCGTGTCGATGCGCGAGCCCAGTGCCGTGTCAGCATTGGCTCGAGCCGCGGCTTCGCCAGTCACTGCGGCGCTCGCACTATTCCTGTCAGTGGTTGCGGTTGCCACGACTGTATCAATGCGGGTGCCCAGCGCGCTGTCTGCGCTGGTTCTGGCCGTGATTTCGGTACCGATGGCCGCCAGATTACTGGCTGTACCGGCCGCGACGGTGTCGATGCGAGTCCCGAGTGCTGAGTCGGCATCGGTCCGAGCGGTGATTTCGGTCTGGATAGCTGCGGCATTGCTGCCAGTGGATGCCGTGACCGTATCGATGCGAGTGCTTAGGGCTGAGTCAGCCGAGGAGCGCGTGTTCGCCTCGCTAGTTATTGCTGCGGCACGCGCCTGAGCCTCGGCAAGAACTGCAGCCGCCCGATCTGTAGCTTCCTGGGTGATTTTGCCGGCGTTCGCCAGATCTTCAGCAACCCGAGCTTGTGCCTCGGACAGCACCGCGGCTGCCCGGTCTGTGACTTCCTTGCTGATGGCATTAGCGTTCACCAGATCAGCAGCTGCGCGCGCCACAGCTTCCGACGCGACCTTTTGCGCAACAGAACCGACCAGCGTTGGCGGCCCATCGATCAGCTCGATACGCTCAAGCAGGGTTTGGCCTAGCTCGGTCTCGCTGATTTGGCCAGCAATCTGATCAAGGATCGGCCCAGCATCCGCACTGGCTTGGCCCATCACTCCATTGCCGACTGGATAGAATGGGCCGATGTTCCCGGTCCGGTCCACCAAGCGCGCCCAAAAGAAGAACGAGGCGCCCGCCAGCAGGCTTTGCATGGAGTAGTCGCTTTGCGGGTAAGCCAGATCTGCCAGCTTGGTAGCTACGGCCAGGTTGTTGGCCGGGCCATACCAGATCTCCGTGCGCTGGGTGTCCTCGGCTCCAGCGGGGAAACCCCACTTGAGGCCAATACCGAACAACAGCGAGATGGCGGTGAGGAACGACACAGCGGGCGGCAACCCGGCTTTCCCTTGCAGGTTGGTGAGTGTCGAGTTGGTCGGAATAGAAGACACATTCAACGCACTGATTGCACGAACCCTGGCCAGGTACTGACCGGAGTAAATGCCCCGCACATCCACCGCTAACTCACCGGTGCGAGGAACCTTGACCCACTCGCGGGCCCCCCAGCGCCATTCGACGTCATACTCGACAGCACCTGGTGCAGAATCCCAAGCGATGGTCATGTTCGTGACGGCAATACCCTGTTCAACGACAACATGCTGGCTGATCAGCACGCGAGCCGGTGCTGCCTGCGTTCCGACCGGGATGCCGGTAATTGGCCGCGTATCAACGACCGCGCCGAAATCGATCGCGTTGAACTTGCTCGGCTCATGCTGAATCATCTCGAACTGAAACTGATGCCACTCAGGACGCGTAACATTGCGGACATAGAACTGCATCAACTTCAAGTCGTCGTAATCGATCGCCCACCCGCATTCGGCCTGTGGCACCTCGCTGTAATCCGCCATGACGGTCAGCGCTCGACCAACTGCCGACTTCACCACGCGGGCTTCTGACTTGCCGCTGGGCAAGTTGACGAAGAGCCTCGCACCAGCAGGCACTGGAGTGTCGCGATCCAAGGTTATAACCCGGCCGGCAACCGCTGAAATACGCCCGCCATTCGCACGGCCAGCCAGCGCTGGGTCGGCGATGGCAATCACCTGGCCCGGCTTGGGAATTTGCCCATCAAGCCCCACGCGCATGGTGGCGCCACGAGTTTGCAGCTGCTCGGTCAACAGCGCCCATTGTCCAGCACGCTGCCCTTGGCCCAGCGACGTGCAGCCGATGGCGTCGACCGCGAGCTCGCGCACCATGCCCAGTTCGCCCATGGCGTCGTCATCAAACACTGGCTCCTTGTCAGTCTCAAAACCTTGATCCGGATTATCCCAAGCGACCATCGCCAGGGTGTGCCGGTCGCGCGCCCGGGTGCCCTCGTACTTGATCTCACCGTTGTTGAGGATCTGCGACGGGCTGTAGGTGTAGACCGGATCGCCTGGCATATCGGCGTTGACGACAATCTGGCTGCCATCCCAGTAGGCCATGCCGTGGAAAATCGAGGCCAAATCCTGCAATACCGCATAGGCTTCGGCTTGCTTCTGAAAGTACAAGTTGCAGGTGAAACGAGGCTCTTGGCCGCCTTTGCCGTCCGGCACCATCTGATCGCAGTACTGACCGATGCGGTACAGCGACCACCGATCAACCATGGTTGCATCGATGCGCTCGCCAAGACCGTAGTACGGATGCAACACCAGGTCGTAAAACACCCAGGCCGGGTTGTTGGTGTAGGCCTCCCGAAAGGTTCCGTCCCAAACGCCTCCGCTTGTACCAGCACCGCTGGTGCGGTAAGTCCTGGTCGTGGCGTCGTAATTGGCGGGCACCCGCACAATGCGCCCGCGCATCAGGGCCGCGACCTTGGCGATGTCACCACCGAACTGCTGAGCGTCGTACTCAAGGCAGCCCACAGCGGTCAACGGGTATTCCTGATCGCTGTCGACCACCTCGGCGATGGCCTCAACCCGCATTCCGTCTTGAATCAGCGAGCTGTTCGCCTCGGGCGTCAGACGCCGAACACGGATTGTCCAGCGACTGCCAGCGGGGAGCTCGACCCGGTGAGAGCGTTCGTATTTCGTGACATTTTTGCGGTCGACGAAAGAACTGAGGACTTGCACGTACGGTCCGGCGTCGGTCGAAACCTCAACGGAATACTCGATTCGGACGCCATTGATATTGCCGTTGGCATCCTGGCTCTGCAGCTGTGGCCACGCCAAGCGAATGCGGACGGCATCGATCAGGGAATTGTTGATGGTGTGCAGCCACGGCGTGGTGCTGAGCAACTCCTGATTCACGGAGATTTCATTGCTCGCTTCCGATATCCCTTCGAGGCGCGACTGGTTCAGCTCTCCGGAGCGGAACTGCCATTTCACGCCCGGGAAGTTGAGCGTTCCGTCCTCGGCCTGCACCGGCGTACCGTCAAGCTTGAGCGAACGAAGACCATTCACCAGGCCAACGATCGGCCCCCAGCTCCAGAGGTAAACAATCCGTGCCGTTGCAACAGACGGAACGCTGTTGGATGCGATGCTCGGCTGCTTCTGCTTGGCCTGGCCGCCCTTGCTGCCGGCGACGGCGCGGCGTGTTCTCGGTGCAGTTCGCGGCGCCTTCGTTGCTGCGCTCATTCGCCTCTCCAGAATGCAAAAACCCGCCGAAGCGGGTGGTTAAATGTTGTCTTGGGTGTAGATTCCGCCGGACTCAATCGCCCCGCCGATCTCCCGCTCGCCATAAAGCAGCGGGTAGGGATTGCCCTGCGCAATGGTCGTGACCGCTCCGCCGAAGCCGTAGCTGGGGTTGTTGCCGTCTTCGTTCTTGTCGCTGGTGTTGGACTTCGTGGTGGGCGACAGCATTTGCACTACGCCACCCAGCCCCATAGCTGCACCACCGGCGAGCAAGGCCGTGCCTAGCGTAGAGGTCGTGCCACCGGTGAACATTCCCCCCACGATCAGCGCCACACCGAGCAGGGTTTGAAACATGCCCGCCTGTTTGCTGCCCTGAATGATCGGCATGATGCGGATATCGCCGCCGCCGGAATCCTTCAGGTCGAGCTCAGCTTCAGCGATGTTTCGATCATCGACGAACACCGCGAAGACAAGCCCCCGTTCCTCCGCTTGGCGCAGAAACTGCTCGAAGCCTGGCTTCAGGTTGCACAGCGCGCTCATCGCATCGCGCACGCCGTGGATATCCAGCACGTACTGGCGGCCGAAGCGCTTCCCCAGCACCCCCCCCAATTTTATGGTGCGCTTCATGGTCGGTAGTCCTTGTGCCGAAGAATCAACTTCACCCGGTTGACCTGTGACCAGCCGTAGACTTCACGACTGGCGAGACGCCCGGGCATGTGGTGGTAAATGAATGGGCCGGCGCCGCCCAGGGTGGCCGCTGGCTCACTGACCAAAGCGGGCTCATCGCCCAGGTAGATCGCCGCATGGTTGGGATGAAAGCAGTTTCGGCCCGGGGTCGGGATCTGCAGCACCAGCATGTCGCCGCGCCGCGCCATTTCCACTTGATAGAAGCCGGTGGCCTTGAAGTTGTCTTCGTACAAGCTCGGCCCTGCCTCGTCCTCCCACCACAGGTCATGTCGCTCAAAGTTCGGCAATTGCAGCCCGGCTTCCCGTGCATACCAGTCCCGGCAAGCGGCCCAGCAATCCAACAGACCGTGCGAGAAGTCCCGGCCCAGTAGCGGCGCCTGGAAACCCGATGGCTTGAACCATTCGAACTCGCCACCCGGCCATCCGACAATGCCCCACGGCAGTTCATGCAGCTCGCAACTGACCCGATCGGCCATGCTTGGTGTCGGTGCCTTGTCCGGGTGGCTGTGAATAATCGCCAGCACTTCGCCGCGATCCTCGGCAGCGGCTTGGTCCCGCTCGCAAATCTGGAAGTTTTCCCGGTCAGTTTTCGCCAAGTTGGCACACGGCACATATTCACGGCCGTCGGCGGATTTGATCAGCAGCCCACAGGCTTCGGCCGGATACGAGCGTTCCGCGTGAGCGCGAATCGCGTCCTGCAATTGTTTGTTGATGCGCATGGATTACCTCGAGCTTGCGATCAGGCTCGCGCCCATTGACCCGCCGAACCGGCGAGTGTTGCCGCGCAGCTTGCAGCTGCTCCACCAACCGCCGCAGCGATCGAGCGCCGGGTTGTCGGTGGGCTGATTTTTTTTGTCGAACATGGTGGTGCCGGTGTACGCACAGGCCTCTCCCCGGTACCCACCACGACAAGCCCAGCGGCAGAGTTTGGTGATCTGTTGCGAAGGTAGCTGCTGGCCTTCCATGTCTGTGGGGCTCGACAGAGAAAACACTACCGAGGCGCGACTTTCTTCGGTCTTCTGCTCGATGTACCAGAGGTTGATCTTGCTCTGATCACTGGCAGTAGGATTTCCCTCGGGGAAGTTCGCCGCGTCCAGAAAGTGCCGAAACGTTTCGATGACCCGCACCTTGGCGCCGGCCAAATCACGGAACTGCAAACACAGCGCGGTAATAGCGCCGGGAACACCACCCAACTCGTTGGCGACCTGCAACGTCGGCGATGCCGGACGGCCATCCCCTCGAATATCGAAACCTTTGGCCGTAATTTGGAGCGGAGAATAAACCTGCCCCTGCCAGATGATGTCGCCTTCCTGGGCGTGTCCATGAAAGCGCCAAAGGTTTGCCCCCAGGCGAGTGGCATCGAGCTCGAACAGCCGAATCTGGTTGCCCGGCTCGAGCTTCTGTATGTCAGTGCTGTAATTCATGAGCCTCCAGAAATAGAAAGCCCCGCACTTGGCGGGGCTCGATTGAATGGTGGATCAGGGGGTGTAGACCTGCTTGAAGACAAAGGTCAGCGTATAGACCGTGCCACCTTGTGGACGCGACTTGTACCCGTTACAGCGGTACCGGCCTTGCACGCCACCCGGAGGTGTCCAGAGGAATGACTTGTATCCCTCGTGACGATCAATGAACGCTTGCACCAGCGGCAACTCATCACCCTCCTCCAATGCGCCGGTGTGCGTGAGGTTCCAGACCTGGCGCTTGGTGTTGATGCCAATCCCTCCAGCCTGGACGTAGCCATCACCGAATTCGTTCTCCCAAGTCGACTGTGAGACATCCCCATCAGCCCCAAGCTGAACGTCGTAAATGAATACTTCGGCCATCAGTTACGCCTCCAGAGTCTTCCACCTTGGCGCATTTCCCGATCGAGAAACTGACCGAACCGCGATTCAAGGCCGGCACTGATTGATTCGCCCTGCATTTGCGCTTGTTGCTCGCTCATGCCGGGCTGTGCCTGCACGGTCACCGGAGCGTTGAAAACGATGGGAGTCGGC